AATTATTCAACCACAAGCCGCTTCACACGGCTTAACTTTAACAGCTGCGAATACAATCATTTGGTATGCACCAGTTACTAGCGTAGAAACTTACCTACAGGCTAACGCACGTATTGACAGGCCGGGCCAAAATAACGCTATGACTATTGTGCATATACAAGGGAGCGAGGTTGAAAACCGATTGTATTCAATGTTGCGTAGCAAAATAGGGAATCACTCCCAAATCATTGATTTATATAGACAAGAAATATCAGAAGAATAGTTTGACATTGTTAAACTAACTGGTATACTAATCTATTCCTACAACACAAGGAGCTTGTATGAAAGCAATAATGACTCTAGAAGAGAGACGTGAGGTAGACGCTAAAAAGGTCGTAACCGAAAAAGATACGTTAGAGAAAAAATATACCCGCTGTTTTAAGTTAGGTCGCCGATTGTATGTACCGACGTATACTGCACCCAGTCTAGGTGGTGTCGAATATGTTGGGCCGCAAAGTAATTCTGAAAATGGTTTTAGATATTCAGAAACAGACTTATACGCGATGGGTGCTGTGCCTACTAAAGAACATTTATGGGTAAGGTCTTATTTAGATAGGGAGCAATTTAAATGAGTACAGACGTAGAAAAATACGTAGCCGCGTACAGAAAGATACGCGATGCTATAAAAGAGAAAGAGTTAAAGTACAAAGAAGAAATTGCCGGACTTAAAGAGCAACAAGATATGGTTGCAAGTAAGTTATTGGAGTTCTGTAATGAATCGAATCTAGATAGCTATAAGACATCTGAAGGGACAGTATCCCGAAGAGTCAGCACTAGATACTGGACTAGTGATTGGGAACATATGCATCAGTTCATTAAAGATAATGACGCTATGTATTTGTTAGAACCACGTATCCAGCAAACAAACATGAGGCAGTTTATTGAGGAGAATCCTGACAAGTTGCCGATTGGGTTGCAGTCAAATAGCGAGTACAAAATATCAGTAAGAAAACCAACCAAACGATAGGGAGTGAATATGCAGAAAAAAAGTCAATGGGAATCTATAGTGGTTACAAGTTCTAACCGTAAGCTTATTGAACGAGCATTAAAAGTAGCGCCACCAAGTGACGGTAAAAAACCGTTAACAGTTAAAGAAGTATTTGAGTCTATAAACAAAAGGGGAAATCATGGGTAACGTTGCAATATTTAAAGATCAAAATGCGGCAGTAAGTACAAAGCGGGAGCTTAGTGAGCTATCTAAGTCCCTCATGCAGAAGACTAGTGGCGGTACTAATAGACGTATACAGGCTAATACCAACGGGACTTTTAAACGTGTAGTGAATGGTGAAGTTATTGGTAGCGCAGTACGTGGTGAAATCAATGTAGTCATAGTTAACCTATTAGAAAAAGTATCACGTATTTACTACAAGGAAAAGTTTGATCCTAACAAGGAAGCGACACTACCTAACTGTTGGTCTAACTTAGGTGACAAACCAGAAGATGGGGCGTCTGACAAGCAAAGTGCTTCATGTCTAAGTTGCCCTCAAAACGTTAAAGGGTCTGGTCAGAACGGTGGTCGTGCTTGTAGGTATCAACGTAGGCTTGCTGTATTACTAGCAGGGGACACTAGTGGTGACGTATATCAACTCAACATACCTGCTAAATCTTTGTTTGGTAAGGGTGTAAACAACTCACATCCGTTTGAGTCTTACGTAAAGTACTTACTAGCTAATGGCGAGTCTATTGATAACGTCGTTACTAACGTAGCGTTCGATGCAAATGCAGACACAATGGAGCTTATATTTACACCAGTTCGCCATATTACTGACGAAGAATTTGAAGTAATGCAGCGAGCGCAAGCTACTCCAGAGGCTAGTATGTACACCTCTATTACTGTGGCGCAAACCGATGGTGTTAAGAAGCTACCCAAGGAAGAGCCAAAGATTGAGCGTTCAGATGAACCAGAGGATGATCCGGTTGAAGAACCACAAGTTCGCCCAGCAAAGAAAAAAGAATCTGCTCCCAAAGCTAAGAAAGATGTAGCTGACGTAGTAGACGACTGGCTTAGCGAATAATGAGTTACGGTTATAGCATACGTTTAGTAGAGTTAAATAAGGAAGCTGATCGTAAGCTACTAGGAGTTCGCCTTGGAAGACAGTGCATCAAAATAGGTGTATCTGTTTCTGAGGTGGCTTCTCAACTGGGTGTTAGTAGGCAAACAATTTACAACTGGTTTGCGGGGATTACTACGCCTAGAGCTACGCAAGTAGAGCTTATAAAAAACTTTATTAATCAAAACAAATAAGAGAGCGAACATATGGACTTACTTAATACAGTACAGCCGTCCTCTGGGTGGTTTTGCGTATTAGGTATAAAAGGGAAGAGAGTAGATCAGCACCTCGTCGAAACTAGAGAGGAGGTAGACAAACTTGTAGAGGACTTTGTTGCTGATAACTGGGATGTATATTTTGGGGTCGCTAAGTTTGCAACGGATGCGAATAGAACCAAGGATAACGTCCACTTACTTAAATCTTTCTGGGTAGATATTGATTGCGGAGAAGCTAAAGCTGTAGTTAGTGAGGAAACTGGTAGACCTGATGGGTATATCGATCAAGCCACCGGACTAGAAGCACTCAAGGCTTTTTGCGAGAAGATAGGATTACCTGATCCGATTGTAGTTAACTCAGGGCGCGGTATACACGCATACTGGCCTGTAACCGAAGAGTTGACGCGAGAAGAATGGGAGCCTGTTGCACGCAGACTACGTGATCTTTGTTTGACTCATAACTTTTATATCGACCCAGTAGTGTTTGAACCCGCAAGGATTCTTAGAGTACCGGATACGTATAATTTTAAAGATGATCCACCTAATAAAGTAACTGTATTAGAAGAGGCTGAGCCGACATCTATAGCAGATATACGTAGCATATTAGGAGTAAAAGAAACTTTAGAAGTAGCGCCGAAGCGCGAGATGTCTGAACTTAGTAAGTCCCTTATGGGTAACTACACATCTAGCTTTACCAAGATTATGATGCGTAGTGCTAGTGAAAACGGATGTCAGCAGTTACTGGGTGCGTACAAAGACCGTGCAAACCTGACGGAGCCTAGATGGTTTAATGCTTTGTCGATAGCAAAGTTTTGTAGTGATAAGGACAAGGCTATACATAAGCTATCGAAAGATCATCCAGACTACGATCCTACTACAACTGAGGAAAAGATTGAGCACATCAAAGGCCCACATGGTTGTGCGGAGTTTGAAAAGTCAAACCCAGGGGGTTGTGAGGGATGTCAGTTTAAGGGAAAGATTAAGTCTCCCATATCACTAGGCAAGGAAGTAGAAGAAGCTAGTGAGGAAGACAACACTATAGTTATTGAAGGTGAGGATGGGGAAGAAGATGAGACGCATGTAATACCTAAATATCCCGATCCATACTTTAGAGGTAAAAATGGTGGTGTATATGTAACGCCACCCGAAGAAGATGCAGACCCCATACTTGTATATGAGCATGACTTGTATGTAGTTAAGCGTATGTATGATCGTGAGATAGGGGACATGATTGTAGTTAAAGTTCATCTACCTACTGATGGCATACGAGAGTTCGTTATTGAAAGTGCTTACATGTCTAAGTTAGCAGATTTAGCTTCGATGCTAGCTAAAAACGGTGTCATAACTATAGGCAGAAAGAAAGCCGAGGCAGTAGCGATGTACATAGCACATGCTACTAGAAACTTACAATATAAGAGAAGGGCGGAGATAATGAGGAAACAATTTGGCTGGGCTGACAAAGACAGCAAGTTTATTTTGGGGGATCGAGAGATAAGTGCGGATGGTGTGTACCATAGCCCACCGTCAGATGTCACAAAAGAGATAGCACCACGCATACACACCGCAGGGACTTTTGAGAAGTGGAAAGAGATATGGAGTTTATACGGTAGAGAGGGTCTGGAAGCAAAAGCGTTTGCAGCATTGAGTGCGTTTGGTTCGCCGTTACTTAGGTTTACTGGGCAAAGTGGAGCGCTAATAAACTTGGTGCATTCTGATTCGGGTACTGGTAAGTCTACTGTTTTGTTTATGATTAACAGTATATTCGGGCATCCAAAAGACTTATGCGGTACTCCGAAAGATACAGCTAACTCACTATATAAAAAGCTAGGGATCTACAACCACTTGTGTTTTACGCAAGATGAGATTACTAACTTACCCGCAAAATTATTTTCAGACTTTGCATATGGTGTGTCTCAAGGTAAGGGTAAAGATCGTCTAACCGCAGCTTCACAACTTATGGAGAACAGTACTAGGTGGCAACTGATTGGCGTAACGTCGTCTAATTCTTCTTTCTACGACAAGCTGTCTATGTTAAAAGATGGAGCTAATGGTGAGTTAATGCGTGTACTAGAGTATATGGTAGCGCCTGACACAGTTATCGGGGTTAAAGAAGGTCGGCAAGCGTTTGATAGAGATTTAATGAATAACTATGGGCATGCGGCTGAGCCTTACATAACATACCTTGTTAGCAACTTTGAAGAGGTAAAAAACACAGTCTTAGCTGTACAAGACAAGATGGATAAGGAACTAAAACTAAGCCAGAAAGAACGGTTTTGGTCAGCGGTTATTGCTGCAAATATAGCGGGAGGTATGATAGCCAGTAGAGCAGGTCTTATTGATTGGGATATGAAGCGTATTTATCAATGGGCTTGTAACATGATGCAAGACTTACGTATGGATGTAAAACCACCAGCTGCTAGTGGTATGGCTATATTAGGGGACTACTTAAACACCTATATTAATTACACACTAGTGGTAGACGATGGAGTGGATAAGCGTAGTAACATGAAGGCACTACCTAAGATGGAACCTAAAAACGAGTTGCTTAACCGTATGGAACCAGATACAAACCGCGTATTTATAACCACTAAACACTTTAAAAAGCATTGTGTAGAAAATCAAATAAACTATAAAGAAACAATAAAACTTTTAAAGACGGAAGGTTATTATCTAGGCAGTATTAACAAACGCCTATCAAAAGGCATGAAAATAACTACTCCTGCAGTTAACTCTTTGTATTTTGATGTGGCGGATAACAAGCTAACACAGGATATTATGAACACGGAAGATGATAGTTGAGCAAGTACACTATGAAATTAACTGGGCTAAATTTAAACGGGGGACATCATTTTTTATACCCTGTTTGAACCCAGTGCAAGCCAAACGCACCATACTTGAAGTCACTAAGCGCTTGAAATATAAGGTTTTATTTAAGGTTGTTATTGAGGACGGGGTGAGGGGTTTACGTGTTTGGAAATTATGAGTAGAATGGGTTTAGTTACACATCCCCCGTGTGACTCTGTGAGCAGGAATTCGCTCCTTCTGACTCGCTAAACCTTGTGTTGAGACCCCCTAGTTAACGCTAGGGGGTTTTCTTTTTACTGCGCGGATCTTTGTTTAATAAGGGCGGCTTCTTCTTTAGATATGCCAGAGTAACGTTTAGGGTCATTAACTTCGTTCACTAGTTCTTGATCTATCTTTTGGAAAGTATCGTACAGATCTATTTGCGCGGTTGGGTTGTCCCTGTTAAAAGCGTATATTTCTTGTAATATTTTTTCACGCTCTCTTAATATAGTGTCTATAGGAGTATCAGGCCGTGCAACATCTCGACGCGCCATATCACGTATATTATCTTTTAAGAGGCGTCTTAGTTTAGTTCTCATTGCTCTAGCCTCACCGTACACCCTAGTTCTACGTAATTCAGCGTCTTTACGTTCTGATATTTCTAACGGTTCTCTACCAATAACTCTCATCAACACCTCATTAGTAGGAATGTCTTCTTCAAATCTTACTATAGCTTTTGTATCTTTATCGATTTCACCTACGGAAGCTAATCTATACGCTTCTGATACGTCTTTAATGTTAGGTAGAGTGTTCCTTAAACTTTCTCCTAGTACAGATAACGCTTTATCAAAATTACCCCTTACTAACTGCGAGCCTACTTTCTCCGTAGTATCAGCAAAATCAAGCAGCCTATCGTAGCCAACACCTAAGAAAGTATCCGCAGCACTACCAAACCGTGCTCTCATATCTAAAGAAGCTGATGGTGACCCATACAAACTAGGTGCTATCATGCTGTCCATATTTAACATAGCACTAAAGTTATAGCCTGTTGCAGTATCAATTACCCCGTTAGTAAGCATTAAACGTAACTTATCGTTAGCTACATTTTCGGGCAACCACGATTCTTTCATCCATAAAGTAAAATCGTCTCTGTATTCTTTAGTTAAAGTTTTGTTAGTGGGATCATCTTCGTCTAACTCATTTAATATACCGTTTATAATTGAAGTTACTAATGTGTAACCCATAACCCCTGTAGTGCCAGCAGTTAAAGCCGTCATCACTGAAAAAGTCATAAGTTTGCTAAAAGCCGCTTTTCTTTCTGACGCAGGTAAATGTTTGATCGCGCCTAGTGACATAGCAAAATTTCTAACGACAAACGCTATAGCTTGTAATCTAAAACTTTGAAGTCTAGAAGCATTTCTAGCTAAGAATCCGCCTACTCCAGATGCTGTTGTAAACTTGTTAAATGATCTATTAAACCTACTATAGTCAAAAGCTATTTCTTTTGTGAGACGTTTAGCTTCTTCAAATATTTCTATTACTTGTTCTTCGTTTAAACTTGTAGATTTACCAGCTTTCTTCAACGCTTTAGTTCTAAATTTAAACTCTTCTTCTACAGCAGAGAAATAAACAATT